GTGTTCCGTCCGTTTCAAAAAATCGCCCACCTTTGCTTAAATTACAGTTTTGGCACAATTGCCTTAAATTCCAGATTTCATCTCCTCCACCAAGCCTTTTCGGTATCACATGGTCAATGTGCATTGAGCCTTCTGTCTGCCCACACAGCTGACAACATCCATCACGCTTTAACACTTGCTCTCTGATCTTACGCCAACGGCTGGTGCTACCGCCTTTCCATGCCTTGCTCATTAATGCCACCCATGTGTCTGCCAATGACGATACGCATTGCAGCTTGATCCGTGCCTTGATTTGATGTATCTCAAACTCCAATCAATCATTCGATAACCATCAAGGTTTTGATACTTAGGATTGTTCATCTGTCCAAGCCCAAAGTGCTTGCCGTTTGGATTAATTGCCTCAACTCTCCAATTTGATTCGGCTGTTATGAGTTTGTTAAAGCATTGGAATTGTTTGTAATTCACTATTCTTGAATGTGCATAAAGCTTCAATGAATCAATTGATGTTGTTTGTGTATCTGTATTTGTCGCGTTAGCCGGTGTCATTGCCATGACATAAAGCACGGCCAAAACCACCAAACTTCGGCTGCGAGCTATCCGGCAAACCGGCTCGCTACCGAGCTTTGATGGTAGCAACGCTGTCAAGTACCGAGCGTAATTTTGGGCGATTCCAACAGGTTTCGCACACCTGTGGATGAAGCCTGTGGATAACTTATTCATTGGCTTAACTCCACAATTCTTTCGTCATCAACGATCTTAATGCCAAATGTTCCACAGCTCATGCATTGTGCAAACCATTCGTGCGCTGTTAATTCTGCACCTTTTTTGAGGCCATGTCGTTGCTTTGCCTTACCATAAAGCTTTGAACAGATTGAGCAATCAAACAATAGAATGTGCATAGTTACTCCTTTGTAAAGTCTCGATGGGTTGTAGGTTAATTTGTGGCACACTCCAATTGTTTTGGGATGGGTTTCGATAGCGTGGTTTCTTTGCTATTGCGACCGGCATCCAGCCAACGATGTGCATCTTTGGTGAGCTGCCTGTAACTAACACGGCAATGTCTCGGTCATGGCGATCTGACTCCTGAATCCACAGATTTGATGCTGGATTGGCTGACCATTTGACTTCAATGTGATTGCCCACATCAGCCTTTGATTTATCCCATGTGATGCCGGGTGTGTATTCATAGCCCAATCGTTTTGCTACAAGATACTCAGCTGCCATTGATTCACCCATCTGGGCCACATATTCAAACCATGACAGATTCTTGACAATCCGTGAGCTGTGATCGGCTGATCGGTCATGACAATGTTGGATGGCTGCAATCATGCATTGCACCTCCTCAATGCGATCTATCATCGGCAATCACCACAAAACCAAATGATGTTGAGTGTGCTGTCAAAACCTTTCTGATATCCAAATGCATCAAATTTGCGTATTTGTGAGCATTTGTCGCATTGTTCGACTTTATATTCCTCAACTACTTCGCCTTGAAAGTAAAGTCTGCCAATCATTTGTTGAGGATTAATAATCTCCATGTAGTCGCTCATACTTGTGGCTCCCATTTTCCTCGACTTGTAAAGACATACCAAAGCGGCTCACATTGATCTGGTTTTTTTCCTATGCAGCTGTAATTTGCCCATGCTTTACCAGTTTTGGCCGATGTTCCTTCACGCCAAACGCGCTGGCCATGCGAGCAATTCGGCACGGAATTTGTAACCCATGCGGAATCCTCCGATGATCCAAATGATGGTTCGCCAGCTTGCTCGGCATCTGCGCGATCTTTGAAGCTAGGCACATCACCATGCTTTGTTGTCCAATAATCATAATCAGCTGCCGGTGCTTCGCTCTTGACTAGCTCCATGACCTCTTTGGTTGCCTTCTCAGCCCCACCCATGACCAAAGCCATTACACGCATCAAAGCTGATGTGGATGTGTCCTCAATCATCCAGCGTGCCATTTTTGGGCTATATGCCTCAAAGTAGCCATAAGCGTAATCAATGCCAGCTGGCTCAACCTCGGTTTGATTGCGCCATGCTTTGGCCTGAATCAGCACATATCGTTTTTCAGCATTAAATTCAATGATGTGAGCTTCTAATCTGCCAAGCGGAAATGTTGCAATCCAACGATCCGTGCGCTCTTTGTTGCCTTCATACCCATCCATGAAAGTGGCCATTACTTGACCGCCTTATCGCGTTGTGAAATGTGGCGAGATAAAGCACGACCACGGCGGTAGCCATGTCGCTCACCTTCTTTGAACCCAACGGAATAGGCCATAACAGCCCACAATGTACCTGCGATCAAACAAGTGATCACAATTGAGATTTCATTCATTTGTCTAGCTCCCGATTCTGGGAGCCGCGAACCAGCTCCCAAAAGAGAGAGTGACAGGCAAAGCCGACAAAATCAACAATCACGCTTGAATTGCGGCGTGTCGCTACTTCTTTTCCTCAATGAGATGTGTGTATAGATAATCCAAACGAGCTTCGATCCGCGAAACTTGATCCTTCAAACTCGAACCGGAATTCGGTGACAGCTCGCTCATCACAGATTTGATGATGATTTTCATTGATGAATAGATGGCTGCCAATGTTGTAATTACAAGACCACCAACAGCCGTCCATTCACCCACACTCATTTCTTGATGCCAAATGTCACATCGTTAGGATTTGCCCACCGAGCTAGTACCGGCACAATGCCAGCAACCAAGCCCATTGCCAAATCCTTTGGATTGGTGTTTCCGGTCATATAAACAGCCAAACAACCTGCAACCGCGCTTCTAGCCCATGATGCGGCCGCTGCCTTAAATTGCTCCATTATTTTCCTCCTTTTGGTCGATCCGGTAAATCACCGGTAAAAGGCTCATAATTTGGCCGGCCATAACCGACCACAAATGAGCGTGCTCCCAAAGCTCTTGATTTAACCATAACCTCGCCACCATTGCGCTGATTACCAGCAGCCGATGTGTTGCCTTCAATAGTCACGATCTGCTTTTCTGAACATCTAATCACCAAACCAATGTGATTTATGATTGTTTTGTCATCATCAACAAAATCAAAGAAAACAAAATCACCAATCTTTGGTGTGGTGTGCCATTGCTTTAATTCTTTAAATGCTGAGGCTCCAACCCGTGTGCTCACCACATTTGGCACCTTGACACCGGCTTGAGCTGCACACCAATTAAGAAATGACCCACACCATGGCAGCTTGTCGGCTTTCATAAATTTGCCATACTTTGTTTCGTTGTTGCCGGTTTCAGCTGTACCAACCTCAGCTAGTGCAACCTCAATCAAACGCGGCAATGTGCCTTGTGGAAATGTCATTCCGTTTCCCATTCGCTTTCGACTATTGGTGCGATAAATTCATCGAGCGTTTCATCGTATCTGTATCCAATACCGGCATAAACGCCTCTAAAGTTTGAATTATATGAGGTTTGAACCCATCGCCCACCAAAATGTTTGATACAGAATTCAATGCCTTTCCATTCTGATTCAATGCCATCATCATCCAATAATTCATTATTATGAATAACAATCACATTTGTCACAATGTCGTTTTCATCAAGCTGTGCAAAGTGCGCCATTAGAATGTCACCGATCCTGATCCTGTCCATTGGTAGATTCTGTATCCACCGGATGTTGTGATTGTTGGTGATCCTGTTGTTGCCACCGCTAAATCAAATGTGTCTGGATAGCGTATGCATACAAAACCAGAACCACCTGCGCCTTTGTTGCCCACGGCACCATTACCACCACCGCCACCACCGCCTGTGTTAGCTGTGCCGTTTGCGCCAGTAGCCGCGCCAGTTGCGCCACCACCGGAACCGCCAGCACCAAAAAAGCTTCCGCTAATGCCATAAGAGACACCACCGCCACCACCAGCATAAGTAACGGATGATCCAGTTATTGATGAGGATGAACCACTACCACCAGCACCGGGCGTGATGTTGCTTCCATTACCACCGACAGCTCCAGCACCACCACCGCCACCGCTTGTCGTTTGGTTAGAAAGTGCCCCACTACTGCCGCCGCCGTCATTGCCTTGACCAGCTGTGCCAGCACCTACTGTGCCACCTGCTCCACCATTTGAACTTATTGCAGCACTACCTGAACCGCCACTAACACCATTAGTGGTGGCATAACCATCCCCATAACCGCCACCTGTTGATGTAATGCTAGAAAACACAGAATTAGAGCCGCTTGTTCCAGCCGTGCGCCCACCGCCCATGTTTATGTTGCCAGCTGTACCACCGGCCCCAATAGTTACAGTTATGGCCGATCCTGCGCTAACCGCTAACCCAGTTGCCGTGCGATAACCACCCGCACCGGCTCCTGAATGGAGAGTGCCACCACCTCCAGCAATAACCAAGTATTCAACAGTTGTTGGCGGATTAATACGCAATCTACCTCCGTCAATAATTCCAAGAATAGGCATTATGCAATGTCTCCGATTACATACCAAACATCCGTTGCAACCTTAATGCAAGTCAAAGCCGCAAATTGATTGCGACATTTTGGGCCAGCCGGTGTTGCTGCATTTGATGAAATTGTTGTCGTTCCCGGTGTTGCAGCTGAAACAGTCACTTGACCGGCACCAATCTGAATCAAGTTTATTTGTGTGCCAATTGGAAATGCTGTTGTTGCATTGGTTGGGATTGAATAAGTTTGTGCAGCTGCATTTGATGCCGTTACCAATTTGCCATTGTCTGTCAATGCAAATGTGTAAGTCGTGCCGGTTTGTGCGTTCAATGCCAGGTTGATGACCGGTGCTGTCAATGTTTTGTTTGTCAATGTTTGAGCTGTAGTTAAATCAGCTGTAACAGCCGTATCAATTGAGACAGTTACCGCGCCCGATGTACCTCCACCGGATAAACCTGTACCGGCTGTGACTCCTGTGATGTCACCGGGATTGGCTGTTGTCCAAATAAAATCCATGTCGGTGTTGCTATTTTTTGCAAGAATCTGGCCGGTAGTGCCGCCCAAAAGATCGGCCATTGATGTTGCAACAGCTTGACCAAATACCTCAAAATCAGCTGGCAAATCTGTAACCAAATCCGTGGCCGTAGGCATCTGCCATGAAAATGGTGTTGTTGGATTACTCATGTTTCCTCCTTTAGGCCACAATCGTGGCGTTGATCCAATCCAATGTTGGATTGATTGTGTTCCATGTTTCTACCACAGGCACGTCATTCCATCGCATGGCTTGCAACGAAAATGAAATTGGTGACACAATCATGGAAATGCTGATTTGATTATACGCGGCCGAAAATGTCCAGCCTTCAACAAAACCCAAGAAATCTCCAGAATTCATATTCAATGGCAGATTGGCGATATTGACCGGCATCCCCATAAAAACATTGATCAAGTCATCCCGATCTGCATCGTCAAGCTCTGGATTTGTAAGCTCAAAAGTGATGTTGTTGAAATTAAATCGTGGATTGGCTCTAAGCGTAAGGTAAAAGGCTGCCTGATCCTCGGCATCTGAGGCGTTGTGTAATGTTGTGCTAATGATCTGCGAAAGCTGACCATAAAGCGCAATTGAATCAGTGTCGGAGGCTGATTTTTCTGATGATGATGTTGCACCATATTTCAAAGTAATTGAGTTTCGCACGTCACCTGCGCGCTGTTGGATGCTTAAACCCGGTGCCACAGCATGATTGGCTGTGAGATCAACATAGCCATTGGCGGCCAAATAACTTGCTCTGTGTGTGCTATCTGCATACCCAATTTGGCCAACCGAATTTTCGTAAATATAGCCCAATCCAGATGTGGCCAAAGCTGAGACCAAAGAATAAACATCTGTCCGGTCGCTTGATCTAGCTGCAAGCTCATAATTGCCCGGGCGGTCGATTTCACCCAATCCAGAATTTTGAGCGTTGGCCCATGTCGTTGCAGCTGGATAAGTTGCCCATGTCAATGCCTGTGGCACCTCTTGCCATGAATCAAACAAAACAGCTTTTAAAATGTCATAAATTTGATCACCATCAAATTCTTTTGGCAAAACGCCATTGGTCAATGCTTTTGGCAATCTGGCCAATGCTCCCAATGCAATGATGTTGATGCGCTGTGCGTAATCAATTGATCCAACCTCAGCGACCGAAATGCCAACCTCAATGACTGATCCACCAAAGATCGGCACAAACGTAGCTGTGGAATCTTGCAATTCAATGGTAAGAGAATCATTGATATGGATTGGCACATTTGATTGATCTAGATTGATAATCTCAAGATTTGTGTATCCTGCCTGAGCCTGCTCATAAATGTTTGTCCGGCCGCTTGTAATCGTTAAATTTGCCAAAATGGCTGTTTGGTATTGAACACCGCCAATTGTCACGCGCCAAACCGGATTGAAAATACTCATGAGAATTGCAAGCTGTTTGCGCCGCCTGTGCCGCGATAGAAACTATTGTTAAGCACATTGATAAT